GCCTTCGATTTAAGAACATAACGGGGACTCTTATTGAGATTAGTTATGTTCAGTCTCGCTTAGGTGCGAAGATTAAGTCTTTGTACATTCAAGCTAGGCTGAATATACTTTGGTAGACCTACTTCCGAGGAATTGCTTGGTCTTATATATTTATGTGAACATATCAGATAGTCGAAAGACTATCCGAATAAGTATCACATAATTAATTTGATAACAAGAGCACTAATTACAGTTGATGTAATCCCTTCGATTAAATTTCGAGAGATTATATCAGGTAATCACCCAGGTACGTGGTCAGCAATTATGCTGCCAATTGGTCATTTACATAACGCTCAAACTGTATGAGGTAATAACGTCAATTCATGAACAAATAAATTGTTTGTGAAAAGATCTGTTAATACAGCAACAGTTCAAGGTTGTGTATATAAACCATGTACAAGAGCAGTTAAAGGAACTCAAGTTACTACATAGATAAATGACATACAAGCACTGAATAAATCAGTGAAACATTGTATAGTCATCGCTCCATGAGGTAACATCGTCATTATATCGGCCATATGATTAAATCATACTATACCACATCAAACCATCAAGGTTGATGAAGTATACTTGATTAACGGAATTAAAATTCCTCATATATCCTTTCATAATGCAAATAAGTATCCTTTATTGCTAAAGTGATCTGTAACTAGTTGGTCAACACCATTAAATATCAAGAAAACTAGTCCCGTAAGTAATGATATAGTCAACCCAACTGTGATCATGTTTCCAATTCAACCCGTAAGGGCAAATATAGAAACATATCTTCAGGTAATGGGAGGTCTAAATCTTACTCGAGACATAGCTCTTGAAAAATGGTTAAGATAACCAACAGCTCTAGTTAATATATTTATCATTATAAATAAAATTAAATATATATAGGATCCAGGACCATCCCTCTACGTAATAAACGCAAAGTTATGATCCCTTTAAGAGAGGTGTTCTTATAAAAACTCGAAATCACTTGTTTCATCTAATAAGAGTAGCTTTATCGGTCTTTCCAGAAAAACTTCCGGAAGATTTGATTATAGCTCTCTTAGGAGATAGAACATCGTGAATGGCTTCATTCGAAAGGATATCAGTGATTCTAATCAGATGCTGAATAGACGCAATAATATCTTTCGATACCATTCCTGGACCGAAATAATGATAAGGAGGAAGGGG